CAAATCGGCTTCTGCATCCAATAATTCCCATGCTGTTAATGGGCAATCATTCTCAACAAGTGCAAAGATTGCATTCCTTAGTTCATCGCTCCTCTACAAAGCTCGCCACCCGATTATTTAGTTTTTAAAAACTCCTTTTCTTAATTCGATATGTATACAATACATGACTACTTTACAGTTGTCAATACCCTATATCATGTATTTTGGTGGCAATCGCAAATACATAGAGAATTGGAACAATCTGAATGCAATCCATAGACGCAGACTAATGTTTTAGACTTGGTTGCGGTGTTTACATCTGGTACAGACAATGACAGTCCCTTTTGTGGCCTTTTCTGCTAGCTTCTTATTACAAACCCGACAGCGTAGAGCCTTAATAGTCACCATACTCCCTCACCTGCGAAATCCACAAATGTCATAGATAGAGCATCGGCTTCATCTGGAGAATTAGCCATCTTCTGCTTGCTTTCTAATATAACACTTTTATCTGACCTGATTTCGTATCTTCTGCCAATCAACTGGCCTATTAGTGATTCCTCATCTGGGATACTGCCGCCCGATTCCAACCAATCCTTCATGGCAAACCATGCCTCTGTACTCTGGTTGCCAAATTCTGACTTTCTAAAAGCCGCCGCACCTGCTTTAAACGGAACTATGTATTTGTCTGGGATAGTTTCTTTTAGCCTGTCAGTAACGCCGCCCCCTAGCCCAGTATCATCAATAACTACAGTATCAACTGGATTATCAGAGCAATACCTTCCAATCCATCCTGCAACAGTCATCAAGTCTCTTCCCTGAGTCTGCCAGACTATTTCCGAATGATTGCCCTGCCTTTTAAAAATTACAGTTTTATCTTTCCCGAATCTGGCGATGTCACAGCCCAGAACAACATCTCCTTCTGGTTCTGCTGTCCTCTGGGCCGCTATTTTGACTGTATTGAAGTTGATTACAGTATCATCCAAGTCCTCGACAAATTCGCCTAAAACAGAGCCTTTATATAATGCAGAATCTTCTCCCCATTCCTGCCGCCTTTCCTCAACATCTTCCATTGACATCATGCCGCTGATAACAGTCTTATTCTGCTGTATATTCGGCAGGTCATATGCAGATATTGATATAGGTTTCCAGATGTCTCTTCTGCTGTGGTGGGAATCGTAGAACTCCCCAGAGGAAACAAAGGCGTTGCCTGTCATAATTATGCACTTGGGATTAAGTCGCCTCATGGAATTAATATCTGACCTAGAAACAGCATGAGCCTCTGTAATCACAACAAGCAGATTTGGAGAGTGAAACCCCTGCAAATTAAATTCATCATCAGACGAGAAGCCCAAAGCAAAATGCTGTTCATCAAACTGGTATCTGGGAGTTCTAAAGACACGCCCTTTAAATGGAACTCTGGAGTTCTTATAGGCGTTCCTGATTTCATTAAATACTATTTCATCAACTTGCCTGTATGTTGGGCCTGTAACAATAGCTTTTGCAGGGTATCTGGTACACATCCACCAGAGGACTATTCTGGCAGTTGTCCAATCTTTCCCAGAGCCATTACAGCCAACAACTGAAACCCTGCGATTGTCCCTGACAGCTTCCATCATTTCTATCTGTTTATCGTAAGGTGTTGCCCCCAACACCTCTTTCATGAAAAATCTGGGGTCAAGTAGCTTCTGGTAAGCTGTTAGCTCCACCGAGTTCTGTATTGTATCCGTTGTCATGGGCTATCTTTGCCAACTCATCAATACTAATCCTTACTGGGCCGCCGTCTGCTCCTGTTATCTGCGTTGGAGCGTCTAACCCTGATATTGCTCTCTGCCCATTAATTATAGACAAACATAATTCTGTAGCTTTCGGGTCTCCATTCAATGCGTTGGGCCAATGTGCTAATAATAACCTCTCATACCTTGCCATTGTCAAAGTTCTTAACTCGTCTGCTTGTGGAGAAAAAGAATCTGCCAACTCTCCCAGAACTTTCCTGATGTCTTTATGAATCTGGACATTAGATACCCCCAGAGCCTTTGCAATGCTTCTCTCCGTCCCCCCTGCCATCTTCATATCTAATGCCTTGTATCTTCTCATCTGGCGGACTATTTCACGTTCATTCTTTTTGGGCATATCTTATACCTCTATTTTTTATGAGCAGTTTTAAGTCATATTACATTTGATATTTTCATTGCTAACCCCTTTGGATGGTGGGAATTACCCCACCATCCTGATTTCTTCCGTTGTGATGTTATCGTCCCAGTTCTTGTCTCTTTCCATTCCCAAGCCGCCTATCTTGATGCTTTCTAATTCGGCTAATGTGAAGTATCCCATCTCCATCTCATGCCCATCAACTAACCCAAAAAATACCCCTTTGCTCGCATCGTACTCAACTGCATACCATGTCCAATTACTGAATGGGTGAAAAAACTTTGCATAAACCCTGTGTTCAGTAGCTCCATCTGTTTCGTATAGAGCAGGCATCTTGGCTTCAATTGCTTTAGTCATTAATTTCATTTGTTCTAACTCCCTTTTCTCTAATAGTTATTTAATTCTTTTTTCCATACATCCGACACAATGCCAACCCTGACAATATGACGGAATATTTTTGTGTCCGTCACATTCATCAATCCACTCAACAAATTGACTTCCACATTTTGAACATTCCTTCAGCCATTGTTGTCTGTTATCCATTGCTAACTCCTGTTTTCACTTTCGATATTTGATGTATATAAGATACAGCATCTATTTACGGTTGTCAAGGGGTTATTATTTTATTGCATTATATGCCTCTTTTGTCATCTCGGCAGAGAGCCTAACAGTCTTGAGATATTCAGCCTTAATAGTCTCCACCTGCCCATAATCTAACCCACCTTTCCTAAAGCTCCTGACCAGACTATCAGACTGTTCCATGAGCTTCTCCCATGTGGCTGTATAGCGGCGTTTCTGCTCCTCTTCTTTCGCCGCTAGTATTTGGACAGACATTGACCTGATAGCCATTTGAACCCCAAAATACTTAACCTTAAACTCTCTTTTTAAATGATAATTATCAATAGTTAATTCAACTGTCATTAAATCACTTCTCCCCCTGTTGCTAGAATCTTTCCAGTATTGACCCCATTGGCCTTCAACTGGAGAGATATTTTTTCGTATATATCAGCACTTGCATCCCTGCTGTCTGGCAGGCATCTCCACCGTATTAAATCCAGAATCCTGAGAGCATCATGAGAATCAATTGTTATCTCCATTTTCTAACTCCTTTAGGGGGGCAAAAGCCCCCCTCTCCTTTGTTTTGCTTATCCTATTGGTATCTCTTTAGGTGAATCGATATCGTAATTAAACAATTTACTGATTCTGAACATTTGCCCTTTCATCGCTTCAAAGACTTCATCCCTCTCTTTCTTTGTGAGGTCATGGCATATACATGGCCCTGCTTCATCCTCATCCACAGTTCCTACTTCATCCGTGCAATTCTCAAACACATATCCGACTGTGTCGGATAATCTATTAAAAAGAATGTCTTGAGCCTTGTATTTCATTTCTGTCTTAGTCATTTTCTAACTCCTGTTTTTACTTTCGATACAGGTAGTATATATGACTATTTGACAGTTGTCAACCCCCCTATTCTATATACCCTTCAACAACTGCTCCAACTTCAATCCTAGTAGGAACCGTTGGTTTTTTACAGCATTTAGAACGAAAAGCCACATACTCATTTTTTTCATTTACAAACCACATAACCTTTAACAACTCAGGCCACCGCCAATCACCTGTGTATGTTACTTCAGAGAATAGCTTATGCCTGCGATTGTTCACCATCCACCTGCTACCACAACCCAGACATTTAACCCTGCGGACATCCCTTCTGGCCTTATGATAATCCTGATAAATAAATTGTTCCTTCTCTAGCTCCATCTGCCAACTCCTTTTTTATATTTCTTGGTTTTAGTTGTTCCCCATCCTTCTGGAACATTGGGGATTTCATTTTGTAGCCTTCCCTTAACAGCCAATTCATCAGGAATATCAATGTCAATGTACTCCTCATCATCAACTGGTGGAATCGTCTGGGGGTCAGGCTCACTAGAACTCCTTTTTTGATTCGCCAGTTCCATTGAATACCTTAATGACCCTAAATCATTTACTGTCTCCATATTGGCTTCTGCAACCTCTATTTGCGTACTAATAGACTTCCTGAGTCTGTTCAGTTGCGTATCCAGTTCATTAGCCACTTTCATCAATGGCCTTATATGCTCTGGAGCCTTTCGGATTGTTTTACTTCTATATTTCATACGGCTAACTCCTTATATTGCTAACTTACTAAGTTATCACAATTCTTTACAGTTGTCAAGCACCTTACCTAAAAAAGAAGGATGGCTCTCAAGTACATCACCACTCAAAAGCCATCCCCGATGCCATGCAAGGAGAAAGGAGTTAGCTAAAACCCTGCATGGCAATTTTACACCTTTGAAACTGTTATTTCCACTCTTCTCATATGACGGTGGGGAACTTTAGTGACTTCTAATGAATAGTCCAGAATCACATTCGGGTTATCATCCTTCATAATTCCTGCATCAACCATTCCATCAACAATGGGAGCTATCATAGCCGCAAGCCCATCATAATCTGGTGGAATATTAGAGTAAAAATACTTTGCCTTTAATTTGCATTTTTCCAGTTCCTTCCATTTACCATCTATTTTCATGAGTTCATTTCTGGACAGGACAAATGCCTCTTCTCGTGAGCCTTTAATCAGCTTGGCCTCGACATTGTGATTCAGACTCCTACGAGCGTTCTTACTTAACTTTGGTTCTGGTACTGCTGTTACTGTTATTGCCTTCTTCATTTCTAACTCCAGTTAACAAAATTTTTTTCTGAATTTTGTTAACTTTATTCTTTAGTATTTTCTTTCTTTTATTCTTTCTTTCTTTGCTACTTTCTTTCTTTCTTTTTTACCCTGTTAACATTTTCTTTTCTCTATATATGTAATGTTAACGCTCTATAGAAACCGTAGCTGTTTAGCTTGCTGATAATCAGCAACTTCAGAAAGTGTCGGTGGTTGTCTGTTAACGCCATTGATAAACCAGTTATTGATAGTAACTGCCCATTGCTTATTAAAGCCTCTGGAAACCTCTATTTTGTTTGCTAGGAAGTCCTCTAGTGGTATGGAATAGGTGGCTTCCGTATCGCTTGCCTTTACAACTATATTCTCAACCTTCTTTTCAATGGCTTCCTCGATAATACAAATATCAAAAGCCCAAGATTCTGGCTTTCTCAACTTGTGTTTCGATTCGACCACCTTCTTAACAAGATTCCTGCCCTCTATCTGGGCCACTATCCTTCCATCTGCTGTTCTTACTGGTATCGGCATATCTAACTCCTTAAATCTTAAATTACTCGTTCCCACCCTTTATACCTGCGGAATCATTCGGCACTATTTGCAACATTTCTTGCACCATCTGTACAAGTTCAATTATTTCTTTAGTTCTGAATTCTGGATTATCTGCCAATCTATCAGACATCTGCCAATATAATTCTTCCAGTATGTCTTCATATCTTTCTCTTCTTAATGTTGCACCAATGTGCATAGCTTGAGCCGTCTTATTCTCACTCAAATCATTACCCCTTTAAAATGAAGGAAACCATAACGGTACTCCAGATAAATCCCTGTCACAGTACCCACAACTTCTATTATCTATACTGGGTGTGGAGTATACGGCATCCATTCTGGATAACGTAGTTTTCAAGGCATTCTCATTATCATGCTCCAACTCGTGGGCTATCTCATGAGTTGATAACCCCTTTTCAGAAAATCTCTCATCCTCAAAAAGTAATGTCACTCTTTTGGGAACTGACAGAGTACCTTTTAACTGGCTGTTTTTAATATCAATTCCCTCAATATTAATTGCCCTGTCCGCCCATGTAACTCTAAAAGCAACCGTATCTCTCAGCTTCCCAACATTGGTCTTCCTGTGGTGTAAGGCCACTTCCATATAATTCGACTCTTTTTCCTGATGCTTCTGCAATTCAAATGTATTTCTGGGCATATTAACCCAGTAAACAGAGCCAAATGGATTCCTGTTGCTGACCTGCATTGCATTCTTGGTAACGTGTGCCAGAGTCAGAGTTGTTAAGGGCTTTTCACTATCAGTTAAAGCCCTGAGAGCAGAAAAGAATTTGAGTGTCGCATTGGCGTTCTCTGGTTCTCCACCACAGGCTGGCCCTGCTGAATCTATCAACAAAAACCTGATATCGTATTCCGCAATCCTGTTTCTAAGTTGCTCCACATCCTGATAGAGAGGCTGAGAGCAGTACCTGTAGTAAATATGCCTTGTAGCCCCTTCCAATCCATTGATAATGTCCCTGCTTCTCCTGTAAGTCTCTTCCCATGATGTCTCATAATCGAGAATCATGGCATTCCCACCTTTAACATCAAAACTGTTGTTAATTCCTATGTTGTTATGGATGGCAGTTGCTATGGATAAACCAAGCATTGATTTCCCAATTCCACCTTCACCATAGAGGACTGTCGGAGTTCCCTCATAACATATTCCAGTTACCATCTCAGGCGGTATCTCTGGGGAAGTTCTTTCATTAAGGTCAATGATTGGCTCACCCCTGCGGTGTTCCCTTAAAACCATCATAGAAACCTGCATCAATCTCTGTTGCCAATCTTCCCTGTTGGATGTTCCGTTCAACTGGGTGATAAGCCCTCTGGGAGAGCGTGTAAGCGTGTACCTCTGGGGCTGTAATATGTAAGAGCCACCAAGCTCCCCGAAATCCTGTATGAGAATTTCCGCAGTTACGTGACGGTCTCTTTCAGTTTCGGGAGTATCAATGGTAACTCGCACACCATCGTCCCAATCAATCTGGTACTTTGTGCCGATTTTCTCTAGGTTAGGGGTGGCAAGACCCTCATCTTCATACTCATTCAATGTTAACTCCTTTTTTAGTTGTCTTCTTTAGACTCTGGGAATTTTGTTGTGGCTGATTATTATAACCATTTTCGGCCTGCTGTTTATCCATCACAAGCTCAACCATTTTTTCAAGAGCAGAGAGAAACTCACCCAGAGAAATATCCACTTGCATTTCTCTCATGGTAGCCCATATTTTTGCATTATCTCTAAGAGTTGCGTGATGAGCGTCCCTCTCCTCTATATACCGTTCTTTCCAGAATCCATCCCAGTTATAGTTGCTCACACTCGACAATCCATCTGGCAAAACCTTCTATTGTTTCATCTGGAAAACGGTCTTCCCATTCCGCCAGAGTGGACAGGCCAATGCCCTTCAGATGTTGCTTCACTCGCTCCTGAGAAATGTCATTGTCAATTAACCATTCATCAAGTTTCGGACGGTTAATCACTTTACTGGTTGGCGTAAACACTTTGTCAGATTTGTTCCTGACCTGTGTTAACACAGCACCGTCAACTGTTAACGCTGACACTAAATCATTGAAGTAAGCAACTGTTCTCTGGTTTAACCAAGTGGCTATTCCTTCAGCAGTTTCTTCCCACCCTTCTTCACATCCTGCCTGTATGATGGCAGTCCTGTCATTAGAGATTAATTCCCTCCTGAGTTGGGCCATATCCCCAAAGTCCATCCTTGCCAGTTGAGAGGACTTATCAGGGCTTTCGGGGCTTGCAGTTGGGGCAACAGGCTCTAAATCCCATATATTGCCTGTTTCGGTCTGGTAGAGCGTTTCCGAATGTTCACCAGTAACACCGCTTATAGATACTCTGACTATACTCCACCTGTAATTGTAGTTTTGCTCTGGAGTCTTCCCCTGCTTCAATTCACCCCTTTTCAAGGTGACTTTGGCATTCAAAGTTCCACAGCTTCCATCACAATTGGCCTTCCAATCATCCAACTTGGGACAATGTCCCAGAAGACCTATAGCATTGTATTCTTTCGGGGCAATTGCATCCTCTATAGGATAGCTCTCCACATACTGGCTCAATGACGGTGCATTAAGCCAGATTCTTTTTCCATCGCTCGCCACAGCGTGGATTACAGCATTAAAATCCATTTCCAATTCCTTAACTCCTTCTAAATGGTTTCGGTATCATCCATATCCCACCACCATTGTGCATGGCAGGCATCAAAACTTTTTCACAGTCTCCAAGCTTGTCCTTCAGAATCAACTGGTGAACTCTCTGTCTGGAAATGCCGAAATGTTCAGCACACTCCTTCATAGTTCCCCATTGGTCTGGGTCAAACTCTTGGCCTGTGTTACTAATTATTTTTGAGACCAATTCATAATCACCTCCAAATTATTTAACTCCTTTTTATATCACCTGCAACCTATTTTACTTGGTATATTGACAGTTGTCAATTACACCTCAACTCACATCACCTCACTCCTCGACTCCACCGCAACTCAATTTCAACTCACCTCATCACTCGGCTCCAAACCAAACCACAACAACACACCCCATTACTCGCATTCATTTCACATCACCTCACCACTCGACATCAATCTAGTTCATGCCATACCACTTCACCCCTCGACATCTGCTCACGTCACAACATCCCACATCTCGACTTCATTTCAAGCCAGTTCATTGCATACCACGGCACCCCTCGACATCAGTCCACCGCACTCCACTCCTCGACTCCATTCCACTTCATTTCAACTCACATCTCGACATCAGTTCACCTCATTCCACAACATCCGACTTCATCCCTCGACTGCAAATCATTACAATTTCACTCCATCTCTCGTCTTCAATTCACACCATCTAATTACATTACTCGGCTTCACTCCATATCAGCCCAGAGCAATCCTCGGCTCCATTACAAGTAATATCAAATCTCGGCTTCAAGGCATGACCTATCAGACCAATTCTCGGCTCCAAGCCAAGTCACAACAACACACCCCTCGTCTACACTTCCACAAACTGCTTTATCTCGTAGCGACCCCAACCCTGTGACCGTTCAGCACCCATGCCATGTACAGAGCCATATTCCAGTATGCTCTCAATATGACTCATATTTATGATGCCGTCATTCAACAGTTTTATTGTCACTTCAAAATACGGATTTATCACGTAATCAATGTGCTTGATGGCAGAGCGTGGCCCTTGCCTAGTCATCACCTGTATATACCGCACTTCTGTGTCCACAACCTCTTTATAAGGCTCCCCATCCTCTTTATATAGAGGAATAAGGTCATCCATCACATAAAGCCTGTTTACAACCTTAGAACGGAAGTTTTTAACATCCTTATGAAAGTTCTGGACTTGCAAAGCACAGTCCTTTAAATGCCCCCTGACAGAGCGGCCTTCATAGACCAGAGTGTTAGTCACGTTGTGCTTAAAAGTAGACCAACTGGGGATGTAGTCCTCATCATCCTCATCCTGTACATCCACCTGACTTACCACCTTGTCCACCAGTTCCTCTACTGGGATTGCGTCCTCTGGTTTCTTGGTGGGCATTCGATGCTCTAACATCGCCCTGATTTCTGTTTCACTTCTGGGCAACTGCCCACCGAAAAGGCCGTCAATCTGAAACCCTAGCTTGTAGATTTTCCAGATTGCTTCCTTCTTTTTGCTCTTCACTTCAACCTTAATTTCTTTAGCCATTAATACTCCTTTTTGTTATTTATTTTGGCTTCCTGATTCTTCTATATATCAAGTAGTCTTAGTTAACTTGGTAAGACTACCTGTTATAAGGTGTGGAGACTGGAACTGCCCTGTTCATCGGGTTGCCTTTCCTTCCATGTCTCCACTTGCCGATTTCTTTATTCCTTTATCCTTTAGGGGCAGTCCAGTTCGGCTTCTCCCCTGACTCCCTAAAGGGCTAGTTGATTACATCGGGCGATTATTCATAGGCTTCTCCTTCTAAATATGCAAAGCTGTATACAGTCTTGCGAACTTTGGTCAGAAGATTGTTTATTAATTGCCAATCTTCTCTTTGGTGAGCCAAAGGTAATTCATCAAAATTGTCCTGTATGGTTGCAAGGTCAGATGCTATTAGACGGAAAGCATTTCTGGCATTTCTTGTGGCATCTTCCACATCCTGTATCGACTGTGTGATACTCAATGAAATATCCTTTAGCTCATCCCTCATGGCATCGATAATTGCATCATTTCCTTCATGGCTCATAACTAACTCCTTTTTGTTAATTTCTATCTTGATGTAAAGAGTGTATATGGTCTATTGACGGTTGTCAAGTAGTTATATACATCAATTTAGTTGCTCTATTTGCTCCGTAAATTAATCAAGGTATGCTCTGGTACTGGGTTACTGCTATAAATCGCTCTCTGCGGCTGTGGACTTACGCTTTTTCAGCCCAAACACCCTGCCGAGTTGCAATTTGGTCTTTAACTTGGCTTTTGGAGTAGCGGCATTGTTATAATTCCATTCACCGCCAAAATTTCCAAAAACATCAACGCATCCTTTCTTTTTGCATATTGCAATCGACCAAGAACCTCTAGGGCTTGCTACTGTCCAGATGTGGCGGCAGTCTTTATCGATTCTCTGTTTATCATCGAGTTCCAGTAACTTCATCCAACCATTGAGAACTTTTCTGGTGACTCTAAATTTCTTCATTACCTCTTCTTCTGAACTGCCATTAACCAGATAATTCATGGCCTCTACTTTTCTCTGTATCGCTGTTAGCATTAATACTCCTTTTAATCAGCACGAGATAGGGAGCAGGTTACTACCTGTATTTGTTCTCCCTATCCCCATGCCGTCTTTAATTTATGCCCTGCCGTTGACTATCAACCGCTCAACGTATCTTTCTTTTGTCCATTGGTACACCCCACCTTCATACTTAGATGGGTCAACTTCAAAATGAGTGTTCTGACACCACTTATGAGATTCCCACTCATAGCCTGTTTCTTTCCCCTCAGATGTATACTGGGTAACCGTAGAAGGTTTGCAGTTGGCTCCGACCTTTGCGTGTCCATGTCTGATGATATGAGTACACGCCTCACATTGCATGGTTCCCTGCCGATATGTTCTGCCAGTTCTTGGATTTGTAACTCTTCTCTCGGCCTCTGTGTTATGAGTGGGGAAAAACTCAAAGTCTACGCCTTCCGCTTTCGGAGCATCCGATGGAATATCTAGTTCATCAAAATCCTCAACAAACTCTCTGGCACTACGCCTTGCCCATCCTGCTCCCCCACCTTGCGTCCTAGCCCAAACGTCATGGTTAGCCTCATCACCCATAGAAGATAGCCAGAAGGCTATCTGTTGGGCTATGTCCCACTTAACCTTGAAAACGGTTTTGGTAGGGCTATGCCTGTAAAGATAATTTACATACTGTCCGATTGAACAAAACTCCGAAACGTCATTAGCTCTAGCATTCACCTTGAAACGCCTATCAGATTCACCCAGATACTCTTCATGAAGTCTGGCTTTTTCTGCATCTAAATCTGTATTCTCATCCGCTGATTCAATCACGGCATCAAACGCTTGCCAGAACTTTTCGTTCTGTTGCTCTCTGTACTTCCAACCCCTATTAAGAACCTGTATGGCTCTCCTAGACATACAAGAGGGCGTGGGTGGCTCTTCCGTAATGTTCTGGGTGAACCCAAATTGAGAGGTAGATATTGCAACCATTTGGGTCTTCTCGTCCCACCAACATTTTTTTGCTCTTCCTCGATAATTGCTCATTGTTTTCACTAACTCCTTATTAACTTAATGTAAGCATAGTATCAATATACTTGACAGTTGTCAAGCGGTTAATTACCGCTATCGTATTTCAAGCCAACGCCACTCTATTTACTATTGTTTGGGCTATCCCATTGAACGTATCATGTTTCTTAACTGTAGCCTTTACTCTGATAATTTCTCCCTCATTTGCCTCTAGTTTTTTAGAGCCAAACCAGACTATCTGGTTGCCATTCATATTGAACTTATGAAGAACTGATACACCAAATTGGCTCTCGATGTATTTCACCTCAGTTAGAACTACGTTATCAAAAACCTCACGCTTTCCAATCTCACCCATGTGAACAGAGGTGTCTACCTGCTCTTTTCGGGCTTCTTCCCTTGCTTTTGTATTTATCATGTTCTGGTAAGCGATAACACCGCTAACTGCTATTCCTATAGTCCTGCTTGTAGCAAAGCCTTTCTCAGCAATAATTCCAAGATTGTTGAGGTAATCTGTATCAGACCCTTTTAAAGTTAGCATCCAATCCTTAACTACTTGTGCCTCTGGGCTAAGAGTAGCTTTTGATGTGTTCTTTAATCCTATAAGCACTTTCTGCTTGGTGGTGTCCTCATCTGTGTAAGAGGTAGTCCAATCATTTGCCATGCCTACTGAAACCCATCCATTGGTTTCCACTTCCCTGTGAGCCAATTCTAAAACGGTGTCTAAATCAAAAGTTTCTACTGCTTGCCCATAAATGCTGTGAGTGGTTTCAAAATCTGCATCGTTTATAAACGTATGTAAACTTGTCATGTAAGATGCAATTTTGTTAGGGGAATCCCATCCAAGAAAGTCCTTAATACAAGTTGTGCCAATAACTTTATGGCTACCATCAAGATGCTCTACTATAAAAGCCCCTTTCCTATTCCTCTTGAGTCCACAATGGTCACATTCTCCATTTTCTACCCTTGCCCTCTCATCATCAGATGCGTTAGCGTGTCCACCAAATTCCATGCCATCTCTGGTTACATATACTGTAATAGACCATCCTTTTAGGCTTGGCCCCTGTCCTAAGACTTTAACGTCTACGAACTCAATATTCCTTAGTTTTAAAAACTTTTGATGAGTAGTGGGCTGACACCCACAGTTGTTATCATGGTGGTGGTCTAGATTCCCATATTCATCAACAACATAGGTTTTAGAATATGTCTCAGAAACTATTTCCATAGTAGGTAAGTCACATCCTAGTTTTTCTGCTCTTTTTGCAAGTTTTTCAATCTTGCGTTCTAGGGCAAACTTGTTTGCTGTAGGGATACTGAAAATTTCCTTACCTGTCATTTTGCTAACTCCTTTTTACTAATTACTAACTCGATATAGGTATAGTATCAGTAAACTTGACAGTTGTCAAGTGGTTACTTATTCCTTTTCTAACTTTTTAACCTTTGTTCGCCAGTTCTTTCTTCTTCAAATGCTATTGTGGTTGCCGCTATCATATTTCTCCATGTGTTATAGCAATTAACATGGTAGACGGTTTTGATGTTCCGCTCGCCAGAAAACATATCCTCATGCTCAACATGAAATATGACGTTCTCCCCTGTTTTAACACCGTCACACATAACCTCTTTGAGCATTGGTTCTATGTCTTCTACATCGCCGTACTCACAGGCTGATTCAAACTTTGCAGTTATAGCCCTGTAGATGTTTCTTTTGGCATCCAATCTATCTAAATTGGTGACTATATCCTGCATTTCACCTTCTGCATTTATGTACTGGGCTTTTTTCATTTAACTAACTCCTTTTTGATTTACTATGAGGATAGTATATATAGCTACTTGATAGTTGTCAAGAGGGTATTTACTTAATTTATATTAATTTTGAAAAATCATGTATCGCTAGTAATTACATCCTTTGCCAGAGCTATTATTCCTGCTCCTGCAACACCTGCAATTTCACTCAGCCCCTCATATATAGAAACAATCGCAATTATTCCTAGTATGAAAATTGCTGAAAGTACCTGTGGCCTAAAATGTATAATTTCCCACCATTTCTTAGGCATTTGCTTTCCCCTTTTTTACTTTGACTGTAGTGGAATAATGGAACTTATGCCAATGCTCAATTTCCATTCTTATTACTTCTAAAGCCTGAGAGCTTGGATTCTCTCTATGCCCTTCAAGTTGCTTATTAAACCATATACATGTAATGCAATTATCAGAAGTCATCGGATGAATACTGGCTCCTCTTGGACTCCATCATTAATCGTATTAGAGTTTACCGATGAGTTGATAACCAAATCAGCAGAGTTGATATCACCGTCATCACCAATACGGACGTTCTCAAGAGTAAGAGTACCCACCTCAAAATAATCCGCATCGAAACCACCTGTCCAAGCCTTTACTCCATCGAGTATTAACTTGCCTATGATTACGTCACCACCAGTTGTACTTTGTCTAATAATGATTCGGTCAACAATCATGTCTTCTGCTATGTAACTGGTAGCACCACGACCAGAGCCTATGACTACATCGTTTGTGGTGCTGCTCATAGTTGGCGAGAAAGTATGCCCTGCGGCTATTACAGAGCTTGTAGCGTTAATTAGGTATATATCCCCATTAGCCCAATCCATTGAAGGAAATTCGCTGTTTTTAATTACTAACTCATCAATAGTTAAAACATCAGATGTACTTGTTCCAGTAAGTTCAAAGCTATCTGTTAATCCAAACTTTCCGAGACTGATATTTTTAAGTGTAATCTCATCTAGCCTAGTTTGAGCAGGAATATTAATCTGCAAAGTTTGTGACCTGTCAGCAGGGAACTCTCTATCTACTATAGGGTTACCTACCATGTTGGGTGCGGTGTACTCAGCACCAAGCATGGGGAAAGTAATCTGTTGTTCTCCAGTATTTACCAGAGTAAAAATACCAAGAACAAACCCAATTACAACAATTGAAACGCTACCAAGCAACAGTTTCCCACCACCAAGATATACACCACCACCGAGAGACATACGAAACGCCCAGAACTTAGGCATCCTGATGTTTATATGAGGTAGTTTAAACTTTTTTTCATTCATCTCTCCCCCCTGCTATTTTTGCTTTAATTTCATCCGACATAAGAGCGACTATGGTGGAAGCGGCGGCTGTTACAGGGGCCGAAAACAGGGCCATAGCTAACAGCATCGGTTCCAGATGTGGGGCCACTTCCGCAGGTTTCGATACTGTGCGATACACAATTAATATACCTAATGCACAGAAGCTAAGAAACAGAGGAGAAAGCATAATCAAGCAGAGAAACTGCCCACCTGATAAAGATGTCTTAGAAGCGGCCTCAAGTTCAATAATTCTCCTGTGGGCTTCCAAGAGTTTCTCATCAGGAGTCATGTCCTCATCAAGATTTCTCTGTGACAAGTTCTCCAACCCCATTCAATTCAGCTAGGTCATTTTCCTTCTTTAACTCCTCAATCTGTTCAGTTAATTCGGCAATTGTTTTATTGGCTCTCTTAGTAATTGCCGCAATATCTACCTCTAATTGAGTAACACGATTTTCTTTCATGCTTAACGCTGTTCTCATCGTGTCAATCGTGTCCTCTAATTCTTCCCTGCTTGCCTCTTGGACTTCATTTTGTTGGGTCATGCTTTCTCCTATTCTGAAACGCTAGATGCCGTTCCATCCCATGTCTTTGCGGTTGCGAGTGCTGTTGCTACACCGTCCGAATCCATATCCGTAACGAGTGCCAACTTTGCGGCTTTTGCCGATGCCGTGAAATCGTTTCCGTTGTTATCTCGTTGCCAATCCCTGACAGTCTGGATTGCACCGTTGATAATGTTCCTAGCATTATCTAGTGCTTCCAATGTTGCCTCGTTACTCTTTGCATCTGCCATATCTAGCCTCCTTTTAAGACTCTAAGGTTTTTACTCTTTCTGATAATTCTTGAATTGATTTGATAAGCATGGGAATCATCATCGTTGTTGACATGGTTTTAATGTCATCAACTAAGACACCGCCAATATTTTCGCTGACTTCTTTGACGTACTGAGGTGCTATCTCTTGAACTTCATCAGCAAGGAATCCATAGTGAACAGACCCATCGTCAGGGGTCATAGATGTAGAGCCGTTGTATTGAAACTCTACTGGTCGTAATTTTTCGATAATCGAAAGCCCATCATTTAATGCGTAGACTTCTTTTTTAAGTCGTGAATCTGAGAGGCTGTGAACTGTTCCGTCATTGGTGTAAGTGTCTCCAGAGGTATCAATCCTAAATCTTTCTGTATTTCCTGTCTTTAACTTGACGTAATCATCAGAACCATTGACTTCAATATATGTCGCTCCGCTTTGGAATCCCCCATGCTTAACCGCCCAAACTGGATAGCTTCCCCCATTGTCTGCACCCATGTCGTAATAGACATCTGTTCCCACAGTCCTTCCAAATCTTATGAAGGCATCAGAAGAAGAATCCGTGCCGTTGTAATACATCGAAAGTTGAGTATGGCAATTAGCCCCTGTCCCACCATTTCTAAAATAAATCTCTTGCGTTCCACTTGTTCCATAGTGGTAAAGAGTTGTCCCACTCCAGTAGTTATGAGCATTTCCTACATCGTCAAGCAACGTGCCATTTAGAGATACTTTATCGCTCTTGAGATATAACCTAGAACTTCCAGAACCATTAACCGTAAAGTACATTCCATTGTCAGAGTGCGAATAGAGAATAGTCCCTGCGGGCATATCTGAAGTGTGAGCTACATCAGAAAAAGCGATTCCGCCATAACTGGACGTATCTCCTGACATGAGAGTTATACCCACATGTTCATTAGTTGTGCCGCTTGCCTTTAATACTAAATCGTCATAAGTTGTGTGGACTGTCTCAGGCTGAATACCACCTATTCCGAGCCGTCCGTCCGCAATCATTCTTAGACGTTCTGTGCCTCTAGCTGATATATAAAAGATTCCAGAGGTTTGGGCGTAGTAGTTCGCATTTATTGCAACAACTCCACCATTCCTACCGTCTGCCGCTCCTGATGTTGCGTTTCCATAAACTGTAAAATGCGATGCTGTAGTTCCTCCAACTGGAGTAATCTTGAAAGCGTCTGCCCCTGCCTCACCGACACTTAGAAGGTCATCTGCTGAAGCATTACCGCCAATCGTGAACTCGCTTCCGCCGTTGGCATTTGTATCGATATTGATTCTTACATCGCCTTGAGAATCAACGGCTAATATTCCTGTGGCGTTATCTCGGCGGATATATGTGCCATCGGTAAGAACAGTTGTGCCAGAACCACCTAAGAATTTAATGTCTCCGCCAGTTGTGAACTCAAACTTATCCGCTCCATTCATGTGCAATCTTATTGGAGTATATGAACCAGAAAAATAACTGGTTTTAATTCTCCCTGCCGTTCCGTCATTATCGAATTGGATTGTTTCAGTACCATCGGCAGAAGCCCATATAGTCCCAACAGCTTTTATCCCTGCACTTGTCCATTCATTCCAAGCGTTTCCTACGTCATAGAGATTATTATTACTAAGAAACATGTCTTGACTAGAATTTACATAGAAAGCCGCTGTGCCGTTACCGTTTGTCCCGAAATACATCGTATTGTCAGAATGTAAGTAGGTGATATACCCTGCGTGTTTTTCCGCATCTGATGCCGTTCCATCAGACATATAAATAGTTCCTCTGCCAGAACTCTGGTTATTAGTTGCTAGAGTTATTCCAGTATTCCCAGTTGAATAAACAACAAGGTCATCAGCATTAGCGTGCCAATTTTGTGGGGTACTCGTTCTTATGCCAACCCCAGTTCCAGCAGGGTCAAGATTTATATTCCCTGTAGACCCAATATAGACAGGAGTCACATACGAACTGGTAGGAATAGACCCATACATCGAACCCTTCAGGTTTCCGCTACCGTCATACCATCTAATCCCAGAACCACCCGAACCGTCATTCGCTTCTGTAAATCCTATGCTCTCATTTCTATTACTACCATCTACAGTTCCTGAACCAGTAAGAAGAGCAAAATCCCCTGCTCCATCCACAACTAGTCCAGAGTTAGCAGTAACAACACCAGAACTTGTTAAAGCCGTAAGAGTTCCGACAGAGGTTATATTTGTTTGGGCGGCTGTGCTAAGAGTCCCTGCGATTGACCCACCAGAGACGTTAATCCCTGCGGAAAATACAGGAATCTGGTTCATGGTCACAACGCCATTAGACGCTATCGCTATGGCATCAGTATCTGAAGTGTGACCGATGTTCGTTCCGTTAATTATTATGTTGTCTACGGTTAAAGTTGTGAGTGTTCCAACTGAGGTCAAAGAAGAGGCGACAACAGTTGATGCCAAGGTTGTTCCCTGTAGGTCATTTGAATTAATCTTGACCCCATTATCGGAAGCCCCTGTATGGGTATGGCTCGCACTATTAGAAAGAACGTCAGCACGCAGATTGTTATAATTTGCCGCTGTTGCTATATCGCCTGTTGTAACTGTACTAGAAGCCGCCATATATTAACTCCATTTGTTCATTCCCCATCTCATGTATCCCCATCGACCCCCTGCCGCTCCTGTCCCTGCCATTGTAACGTGAACAGTCTGATTGACTACTGTATTACCTTGACTGAACTTAAAAGAAAATCCATCTACATAAGCAGAGAAACTCATCTGCATACCTGATTCTATAACATGTACTCTATCACTCAACCTTCTATGCACTATCTGCATTAAAGTTGCCTTATCGTGGTTAATTAAATCTAACCTCATTCTGACGATGGGGTCTTTTACCCTGTCTAACCTGTGTTGAGCCGCTACCCCTGCCGCCGTTACATTGTCAAAAAAGGTATCCTCTCTGGTTAGCCTTCTTTCGCCATAAGTTGTAATTGAAGTTGAATCTGAAACATCTGAAACCCCATTAAAAACATTGTCTACAGTTCCCATGAGATTAAACTGAATTTTTTTAATATAACCAGTAGAACTTCCGTCATTCCGCAAGGTTGCCAACCCATATATTCCACCGTATTTCTGAAGGCTTCCATCGGTGGAAGTCCAGTTTAAAAGACTTCCCGACCCATCAGCGGCTGTATTAATCTGGACTAAATCCGAACCAGTTGGAGAGGTTCGAGATTGGGCAGACCCTGCAATTCTATGCAACACCGTTCTCTGGGTATTGGAATCAGTATTACTCTTAGCAATAAAGGTTTTTGTTTCCCCTGCGGCTATCTCAATACCTTCATCTACGGCATCTTGAGATTCCCAAGTTTTCGTGCCTGACGTTATGCTATTGGTGAAATTTTGTATTGCTGTGCCTCTCGTATATCCAAATTGGATTTCGTTATAGACACCATCAACGCCATCATCAAAAGCAAATCCCATGTACCCTGCATTGGTTCCGTCATACTCATCGTTATAAACAGTTGCTGTATCTTGGTGAGTGTCTGATTCCCTGTGAGTATGAGACTCAAAATGCACCATCCCATGACCGTCACCATATACAAAACCGTCTTCAGTATCTTGCAGTATGTACATACACTCAAGAAAGTTCTTGCCCTGTAAAAATCTTATTCCTTTTTGACCTGACGCCGAACCAGTAACCAGATAATAATCAGCCGCATCATCCTCTATGCTTCTGGTCTGGTCTGCATCTGATTCGCTGTCCTGCAATCCTGCCCCCATCATTAACCTTCTGAAAGCATTGTTTGACCGCAAACTACTATTCCCATTCACATAGGAGAAATTCTGAGTCAATTTCAATTCTTCAAATAAATCAAAGGCTTTCAAATAAGCGTACTGCATCCCCGATGCAGGGCGTGGTCGGACTTCTTTGAGGGTTCCCTTGAATAAAGGACGAAAGCCCCCGAAATGATGGAACTTGGCATCTGTTGCACTACTGTATGCATAAAGCCCATGCTTACCAGATTTTTGCATAGCAAGAGTAGTTGAGCCAGTAGCCAATCTAAAAACTTTTACATCATCCACAAAAACAGAAATCCTATCGCCATGACAGCGAGCCATTAAAGTCCTTTTTGTACTGGCCCCCCAAGTGAATGAAGCATATCCAACAGAAGAATCTGTGCCGCTAAGAACCTTTCTTAACTCAATCTGATTTGATGCAAGAACAATCCGAACATAAAGATAATTATTGGCATCTTCATATCTCAATACTAATCCAACGTCAGCCGTTGATGTCGCTGATGTTGTAATTTCAGAGGATAATTCAATGTCATATTCACCCATGTCTATTGTGCCAATAGAGGTAGCCGCTGTTGTTAATTCAGCATATCCATCAGAGTGACATTTAAATGCCCCAGTTGGCACACTCCAAGAAAATCCAGAGTCGTAGGGAATGGCGTGGCTTGTCAGATTAGTGCCATTTGTATCGGTAAAATTATCATATGGATACCACATACGAACCGCACAGGGCTTTCCTGATGTCAGCTTCCCGTAAAGTGGTCCTGCTTCTCTTGGCGGGCTGTACTTATTGTCATTATTGTTTAACTGAACATTCAGAACTCCACCATTCATATAATCGGTAGATTCTTGACGAGTATGAGTGAAGGACATTGTCCTTGTATCATCGGTCAAGTCATCATAAGTTCCTGAGAAATTACCGTTATTGTCCCAATCTACAAATACTCGAACATAAGGAACAGGCATTTAAAAACCTCCCTGAGTTCTAAGAACTTGTCTAATCTCCCTTGTAATGAAATCAGAAAATCTTTGCATAGTAGATTCATCATCCATAATGACGGTTCCACCTTCTGGCATCATTACATTTACAGTAACACCGCCACCAAGCCCCCCAGAAGCCCCATTTAGAGGAACTACAGCCTCTGGCCCTGCTTCACCTATCATTGCAAGTGTAGGGCTGTTTACAATGCCACCTTTCGCCAGTTTTGGGATTTCACTAAAATTAAATCCAAATTCTTTACCACCTAACCAATCAGGCATTGTAATTTGAATTTCATTGACTGCCCTGATAACCCCATTAAACATTTCAATAATACCGTTTACGATACTTTTAAATCCTTCTTTGATTTTGTCTGTGTCACCTGAAAATATTCCAACTATTATTTGCCAAGCACCTTGAATGGCTTCAACTAAACCGTTGAAAAATCCCTTCATCATTTCTATATTTGCTGACACAAGAGATTTGGCAGTTTCCCACGCTCCACCAAATTTATTTGTCATAAAGTCATCAAACGGCTCCCAGATACCCTTGATGAAATTATCAAATGCATCCTTTAAAAACCCTAGTGCATTAGACATGTGTTCTTTGAAGCCATCAATATCCCCTGAAAATAAAGCCATTAATCCGCTGAACACTTCTTTGATTGCATCAACAACATTGACTATTGTGTTTCTAATGTATATCCAAGTTGTGCCGAACTTACCAGTTAAAAACTCATCTAACTTTTGAAGAGTCGCCGTAACTGTTTCCATGATGGCGTCCCAATTTTTCCAAATCAAAATTGCCGCCCCGATTGCTACAACTATTCCGAGGATGATTAGACTGATGGGACTGAGTGCTAGATTTAGGGCCGTCATTGCCGCAGTCTGTAACCATGTGACCGCAGTTTGAACTGCTTGAATACCTGCCAATGCCCCTATTCCTGCAAACAATGAAGGCAAAATAATTACAATTGGCCCTATACCTGCCATAAGTTCAGCAAGTGGGCCAACTGCTAATTTCATTTTATTTGTCCATATTTCCCACCGCTCTCCTGCTGTGAGCGTCCCATCATTCATCTCTTCTACAGTTCCAGTAGCATTACCCAATGTTGTTGCAAGCTCTTCAATGTTTACAGTTCCATCTCTGATAGCAACACTCATTCTCTGAGCGCCCTCTGCCCCGAATAAATCGGTTGCAAGGTTCAACGCCTCTGTATCAGTCGTTGCCCCTTTAATAGCCCTCATAGCCGTTTCTAACCCCTCACCTAAATCCTGAGTCCCTGACTGAGCCATTCTACGCATGGACGCATTTAAAGCAGGCATGACTCGTGATGCTGATATTCCTGCACCCTCTAACTGACCCATTAATGCAATGGTTTCATTCATCCCCAATCCCAGATTTCTTAAAACTGGGCCAAATTCAGTAACTCGGCTTGTTAGCTGAGAAATGGGAACGCCTGTTAATTGGGATGCCTTTGCAAAAGAATCCATTGATGAGCCTGCTTGAGATGCGTCAAGACCAAACAAATCCATTGCGTCAGAAACTTGCTTAATTAAGGGGCCAACCTCTGTCCCTGTAATGCGGCTTAAATCAAGGAATTGTTTAGTTGTTTTTTCTAACTGGTTGCCAGTTAACCCCAGTTCTGTGTGAACACTTCCAATAGATTTGGAAACAGTATCGAAATCTTGGGGAACTGCTGATGCTACGTCTTTAAACTCTTTCTTTAGAGCTTCCAGCTCTCGCCCTGATGCCCCTGTTGTGGCTTGAATATTTCTGCCTGCTTTGGTTATATCGTCCCCGATTTTTACAAGAGCGGCGGCCGCACCTGCGGCGGCTAGTGACACACCTACTACAGCTTTCCTCACCTTATCAAAAGAAGATTCAGCTTTTGAGCTATCTGCCTTGACTAATATATTAACTAGGTTTTGACTCGTCACGTTTTGTCCTTAGTTCCCAGAGTAACTATCTGCAACATTTTTAACAGGCTGACATCTTCCTTCATTAGCTCAGATGGCAGACAACTATATCTCTGGCATATACTGTCTATCAGTTCCGCATTAGCTAATTCTGGCGGTTTCACTATCGGGTTTCCGTCCCTGTCTGTTCCACCCCCTACAGATACCCATTTGATAATGTCAGCCTCTAGGCTTCCCCCACAGCACTAACATTTTCTGCCCATGCACCAATCATTGCTATACAAATAGAAGGTGGCAATGACATAAAACCATCTGCATCAGGTGGTACTGGCCTTGCATCCTCATCGTGTAAGTTCCATTCAACAATAATGTCAGTTCCGAACTTCTCAAAGAGGTACTGGCTTTCATCTGCATCTGGTTCTGAGCCAAGACGCTGAAATTGAATGAATGTCTTCATGTCAACGTCTAATTTAGCTCGGACTTCAAGACCGTAATAATCAGAATCCTCTGGAAACTTCAGCAATGCCTCTCGTCTGGTTAGGACGAAAGGCGAATGCTTGGTAACTTTTACTTTTTCAACCATATTTTCACTATTAGACAGTTGACCAAGTTGGAACTGTACCACTCTGTAGATTCAAAGTTGCCGCCCAAGTTAATGAACCGTCATTTCCTCTGGAGACATTATAATCAGCAACTAAACATTCAGCCTCAAGTTTAGGGTTGGAACTAGTGTTGCCTCCAACCGCTAATGTGACTGTCCTTGTTCCTGACTTTGTCTTGAAAACGTCATGCGATTTATTACTTGCCGCATCAAATATACCCGATAGAGAGATGGACAAGTCACCTAATCCAATTAACCTCTCCATAGCAGACTTTGAAATAGTTGTTGAGTCAAGAAGCCCTTGAGTATTCCCTATTTCATATCCTGTTATATTGTCAGAAATATCCCTAGCAGTTCCGCCACTATCGTCTACCGCTATGTAATCTCCGAGTCCTGATTGCTTTGCCATATATTCCCCCTTAGAATCTTGAAAATCCGACTGCTATTTTTGCGTTTGAGAATGTACCTGTTGAGGCAACCCTTAAATATCTATTAACTGTACCTGTAACCTCAGTCCGTACAGCAGTTGGGACTCCGCTTGTTCCCAACGATGAGTAAGTTATTAAATCCGCCCATGATGAATTATCAGCAGAATGCTGAATTTTTATTACTACACTCCCACTAGCAAGAGAAATTCCTTGCAAATACCCTGCTCCGCCACTTGCTGAAGAAGCCGAATTATCAACGGCTGTGCCATTGGTAGCCGATGAATGCGTGTCATCAAATGCGGTAAGCATCACGCCAAATTCTCCACCTACCCCATTACCAGTAAATGTACTGGTGACAGTCATTGCACTACCTGTCCCCCTGCTTACATTGTAATCAGCCTCTTTTGCCGAAATCCCACACATGGGACTACCAACCGCTGACCCCATAGGAGCAAGCACAACTTGGTCTGCTGATGGTAGCTTTCCAGAGTTACTGGTGAGAGTGGCATGGATTTTATTTGATGCATTATCAAAATAACCATTCACACTTAATGAACCATCAACCAATCCTGTAATCCTAGAAGCCGCCGCACTTTCTAACGCTGTTGTCTCTAATGTCTCCTGTGTGTATCCTGCTCCATCAAGGGCGTTAGCATCACCAGACAGGTCATTACCCATCACAAAGAGTCTTACATTTAATCCGCTTACTTTTGCCATAAACTACTCCTATGGAGTTATTGCTACATCGCCCATTAATATCAATGTCAAAGGAACATCCAGAGTTCTATAAGCCACACCACCCATATCCGTATACGCTGTTGACATATCACCTATCTCTATATCAGTTACATTTCCTGCTAAATCTGAATCTCCCCTCAATGCTGTATCTATATTTACAGCGGCATCCCATAAGTCGAGTTCAACAGATTCTCTAACATCCTGAGAAACCTGCATTCTAAAATATGCCCTGATGGTCATATCTACCCTGCTCGATTCATCCGCCAATGTAAGAAAATCAACAGAACGCCCATTAATCCAGAAAGCCAGAACAGGTGTCTGGCTGATAGACATTGGTTCTCCTCTTATAACAGCAGAAAAAGCAGGGTCTGTGACAGTCCCTAATAGTGCATCTATTCTGTCTAATGCTCCTGACCTGCTCAATTCAATTCATTCCTTATGTTGTATTCCATAATGTCTTTAACTTCTTTAGGTTGTTTCTTCAACTTATTAAAGACATTCTTAAACATGAAGTAGCCTTTAAATCTACTTCTTTTATTTCTTTTTGAAACACCCTCAACCCATGCCGCATATACCAAATTCCTACCCTTGTGTAATTCTCCTGCATCAATCTGGGCATGTAAGTTTTTTACCAGACCACCACCAACAGAACCTTTCAAATATCCAGTTCTAAAACCATGCCCTTTCACTAATTGGTCTTTGACCCACCCAGACCCTAAAACAGCAATATCAAGCAATGATGTATTCAATGCTTTGGCAAGCCTCTTATTTGGGCTACTGAATATTGGGCCTGATAGCTTTACCTCATTTGCCATTAGAAAAACACCAGACTGTCTACTGTAGCCGCCCTGTATTCATCTAATGCCCTGAGTGTGTTTAATGCTTCCAAATCACTACGAGTAACGCCCATATCACCACTTCCAAAAGTATTAACCACGCCCATATCTCTATCTCTGAAAAAGATTTTGCTTAAATCCAGACAAACTTGAACAACAAGTTCTGGATATAGGAATTTACTGGCATTAGCTCCACCAGAATGAGTAGCGGCGGTTGTTCCATTTACACCACGTTCACAGGTGAGAGTGTTGCCACTAATTGCGGTGATATACAACTGTTCGCTGTCAATTTTAATTGTCTGTGCAGAACCAAAATTGCTGGCGTTGGCTACACTAATGCTGTTCGTGGAGGAGCTACTGATAGCGTCAGCCGTAGTGACAACACTCGTGTCATTAGTATATCCCCATTCGCCTGTAATCAAAAGGGTTTGTTGACCCCCATGAAATCCTTTTGCTGTGTCCTCATTTAAACGCAGAACTTTTTTAGGTGAGGAGTTATATGGCAGTAGCCAGTAATCATTATCATAGCCCTCTGTGAGAGTCTCTGATGTAGTTCTGGCAGTCTGCTTATATGAAGTTACAGTTGTTGCTGAGATTAACCAATCATCAAGGGGCAAAGAATTAAAATATGCCACCTGTGTCCCAATAGTGGATTGACCTGTGACATCTCTTAAATTCTGTCTGGTTGAACGCAACGCCCCAGAGCCAATATCAAAATAATGGCTCTCGATTCTGGGGCCAAAACTAGACATGCCAACATAGTTATCAATCCGCCTTGAAGAGGCTTCAACTATTCGCTCAATTATTCCACTATCACTAGTCCAGTTTGAAGCATAGGAAGTACCTGCAAGATATTCCCTCAAATCATCTGTACTGGCATAGGTGTGTCTAGTGACCACTACTTATTCTCCGTTGTCTTCTTTGCCTTATTTTTTGGCTCAGTTTCCATCTTTTCAAAATACTCTGAATAATCTTTTGCCTGTTTTGCAGGCATTTCATATTCATTACCTTCTAAATATGCAATGTTGACGGAACTGATAGTAACGTCCTTTATGCACTTAACTTTTACAGCCATTTTATTTCTCCTGTAATGGGACTAGGTGGGGAGAAGTCCATATAACTCCCACCTAGCCCCGATTGTCTACGCCTCTTATGAAGCGGCGGCTTTTAGAATCTTAAAGGCGGCGGCAAGTCCTACTTGTCCATCACCTCTACGAGTTCCAAAAAATCCAACTTGGTCATTCTCCATATACAGGCTGTCATTACGCCTGATTGTGAAGCCAATTCTGTCAAACAGATAATACTGTCGGAAGTCGCCAAGTATGGCAATTTCATTGTTAGCGGCAACTGTTGTTGCAAACCCATTTCCGCTTACATCGTTATTAATTACTGGTCGACCCAGTAAGAAAGATGCAGGGGCAGATGTGAGGTCGGCAATACCAGTAACACCTGCGGCTGTTGACTGTATGCTGTTAACAGTTTTGGAAATCAAGGAAGGCATTACCCATGTGGCATTAGCTCGATGCTGTGCCTCTAATGTGTAATAAATTCCGAGAAGGTCAGCAGTTGTTAGTGCTGTAGCAGATGCCATTACATAGTCCGCTGATGAACCAGTAAGAATACCTGCATAGTTTGTTGTGTTGTTTCCATTAAGGATTCCAACATCTTCAAACCTTCCAGAAGCCTCTTGAAATATCTGTGTCAACAGAGAAGGCAAGTTAATGGCTGAGTCATCAAGAAGTTCTCTAGTAACTTTTACCAATCCACCACTTTTCTCTATTGCAAAGGCTACCTGTCCGACTGTAGGAGTCTGGTCAGAATATGCGGCTTCTTCAGCGATAGCCGCCCAACTTGCAGAAGCCAGAGTCGGGATATATCCATCTTTGCTCGCTACTCGAATTGTGGTAGCGGCGGCCCTGAGGCTTCCTGATGGCAATCCAGTATCATGGATTACCTGATTTATAAATTCTTCGGGTACGAAATATCCACCTTCTGCATCAGTATCTTCCTGCATGGCTTTAACTTCGTCAGGGGTAGCATTCTTAAAAAACACTTCCTGTGATGGGGCAGACATCCACTTTACAAAAGTATCTCTCTGAAAGTCTGCATCTTCCTTTTCCCTGATTCCCATTTTTTCCTGTACCCAGATTGGCTGTGCTACAGCAGGAAGACCCTTTACCCATGATGCAGGCTTATAACTGGCCTTCAAATTGGCTCCATTATCATTGGGGTCATATGTCTCCAAATCTTTGCTTGCTACAGGGACTTTCTGGACGGATTCCGAATAGTCCTTGTGCAATGCGTCAATCTGGGCCTGTGTGGCATCCTGTTGGTCAGCTTTTGCCATCTCCTGAGTAGACTCTTCAACCATTCTCTGAGCCTCTTCTATTTTCCCTTCTGCAAGAGATTCCTCTGCTTTTTTGAGCAGATAACCTGCATGCTCTCTCATCTCGCTTGTTCCCATTTAAATACTCCTTTTAGTATTTCTTAGGTTTTTTTCTTTTAGGCATTATCGCCCCCTGTACTGAAGTTTTAATTTAGCAATCTCCAGTTTGACCCGAACATTTGTAGCGTCTAAGGCAGTTTCTTCAACCGTGTCAGAGGCTTTAAGTTCGGATTCGTCAACTAATATGTTGTTATCAGATTTGGCAGAAATGGTTTGAGTCTGCGGACTAGCTCCACGAATAACGGTACTAACTTCAACCCAATCCAAATCTTTAATTCTACGTGTTTGATTTTTGCCTTCACCTTCATATTCCCATCCTTCTTCTGGGACATTGAAGCCAACAGACCATTCACGAACAAATCCACCCTTAATATTACTGAAGGCTTCTCGTCCTGATTGTGTCTCTAAATTCATTTGCATTAACGTATGCAACCTGTACTCATCATCTGCTATATGAACAGGTCGGGCTGACAATACTTTTCCTACTATTGCCTGACTGTCATGACCTGCTAGTACAGGAATGGGTAGATTCTTGGCAATCGAACCGTTGAAGGCTACTGGGTCGATAACATCGCCATCTGAATCCACAACACCCATAGAATTAGTAAATGCCTCTATTAATCCCTGAGTGGAATCCACTTCTTTAATATCTGTGGTTATAGTTTTCTTTATCACGCTAATACTCCTTCTGGCTTATATCCTCTGGGCATAGGTATCCAACTTAATGTGCCGTTTGGATGGTCTATTATGTTGAATGCATCGTTGGCCCTGTAAACTTGTCCATCTCTCTCAATACATGTTCTGCCATATGGGTCTCCTGATGGCACATATGTGTCATTCGGGTCACCATCTACATCGTATGCCCTGACATACTCAAAGCCCTGATTTCTGAAAAGATTAATACTGGTTAAATTCTGGCTTCTCATCACTTCCGTTCTTGCAATTAATTTCGCCCTTTTCTTGGACTCATTCATAAGAGAGCGAATACCTGCAAAATTATCAGCAGGCACTCCTCTAGCCAGTTGGTCGATACTGTAACCACGCTCAAACGCCATCTGTATTAGCTTCTGCACGTTTTTCTTGGTCGTGTTGTGGATTAATGTTGCCCTGACAGGTGATTCAGTTAACACGCCTGCCACAATAGGAGATGCCTCAGACCATGCAACATCACCTGCAACACCACTAGCATTAATTATTCCAAAGGTATTCTTGGAGACATCAAGAAACATCCTGTAGAGAATTTCACTTAAATTACCAATGTCTGCATCTGGAACTAAATCAGCGGCTGAAAAGGGGTATCCTTTTGCCTTGTCTATATCAATATCTCTGGATAAATTCCGCCCGATTATTCCATCAGCCCTGTTCTGCAACTTTGTAAAGTAGCCCTCAAGGATAGGTGTCCATTTATCCGATAACTCATCCCTGTTATTGTTTAAAGTTTCCCCCATTTTGATTCCTCTGGGAGCTACTGGGGCTTTTGCTTTATCGGCTGATAATAATGATTGGAATCCTGTAGGTAATGCAGTTTCTAAACTGGGATTCATGGACTCTATAATGTTAGAGGGGAGCCTTCTTACTTCCCCTTCATCTATTGCCTCTTGTCCTACCATTTTTCTGGCTTCATTCAGAGTAATTATTCCTGCATCGAATAAGGCTGTTGCCCTTGCATCTGTGCTTTGCTTATCATCCAAGAAACTACGGATTTCAGACAAATCAACAGCAATTTTTTCGTTAGTTCCTGTATCAATGCAGTAATTAAGAAATCTAACCACCCTGTTAATTAATGGCTCTAGGGTCTCGCTATGGAATGAAAATCTGGCCTCTCTGTAATTAGAGAAGGTACTTCTCTGAAGCCCTACATTCGCCGATATTAAAATAGGCGGAACTCCAAGAACAGAACAGATGCGAGATTCTGTATGGTTGTGCAGTTCTGTTAATGCCATATCAGCAGGAGCAGATGCCATCTGTTGGTACTCAGCGTCATCATCTAAAACAGCTACTTTATGGAAGTTTCCTGTTCCCCCGAAACTACTCCGCCATCTTGCCCTGATTCTGTTGGCATCTTCCTGATTGGTTAACCTTCTTTTAACTTTAAGTAATCCAGATGGCACACCTGCATTTTCAAAATATACTTTGGCAAAATCTGTCATGCTCATATCCAGATTAATAGTCTTTGCCAGTACATGTAATGGACTCAGGCCATACAAGTCCCCTGATGGGTTCGGAAATGCCATATGCCCAACATCTTCTTTGTCTAGGAAATATTCTTTGCCATCAATGGTATAGCTGTATCCCTTTACACCTTCCCCAGAGGGCAAAATAGCGACTCTATCAGGCCGCAGTAGGTGAATGTATACAATTTGATTGCTACGGCTTCTTTCCTTCCACACATAAGCATTTCCAGATACATAGAGATATGTGACAAGCCTTTCAATCCAAGTGTAGAAATCCTGTCTCTCATTTGGGTATTTCAACAGGTTGGCTAATGGAGAATTTTCAACCTCAACCATTCCATCTACTGAATCAGCCTGAGAATAGTATCTGGCTGTTGCAACACCTGTAGCAATTTCCTTTATACAGGCATTAACTACAGCAGATTTCCCATAGCCCTGAGATGAGTAATTAGCATAGTTGTCCTCTGGATACATAACAGAGGATAAATCATTGACTAGCGGAACAGTAGACGCTATATCTACTTCTGCTTTTTGAAACATTGATAACCAGTTAGGCATGTAACCCCCATGACTTGGGGTACTTGCCTAGACCACTATTGCAAATATATCAAAGAAAAACCACCCTAGCAACCTAAGAGAATCATCGATTAGGTTTGTATTAGTAAGAAGGCTACTAGGGTGGCCCCTGCTCACGGAGTCAGACGATGAGCAGGGATATTATCTCTTTGAATACTGGTTTGCCAATCTATTTACTTTGGTCAAAACCGCTTTAAGATTTCGCCCCCTCATTCGGACTGGCTCTGCGTAAATTGTTGGGTCGTATACAGCGAATGCCGCATTCCTGAGGATGTCTATGTCTAATGTCTCAAATCCAATTAATTGTTCCATATCGCTGAATTTCTCTAGTTCGCTATCTGTAAAACTCATTTTACTAACTCCTTATCCACTATCCCAATTTCTAAAAGTCTTTTTCTCTGAAATAATTGTTTTAGAAGAATCCAAATTCACTCGTATTCTTTTCAGCGTCCCTCTTACTTTATTCCCATCTTTCCATTCTGCATAATCAGAAAAGTCTTCATTGTAATCTGCATACCAATCCACAAATTCTCTAGCTCCTTTTGGGCCTAATTCTCCAGTATGTGTTATCTCCCATCCCTTCTTTATTAATCTTTCAAGTTCAGCTTTTGCACTTCCCAATAATGACAATTCTGATTGAATCCCATCTAGCTTTACAGCGTTAGTATTTATGGTCTCATTCGGCCCATATGCTACTGTATGATGTAGGGTTTCTGTCTGCATAGGGTTAACCGCTATAAACATTACTGTGACTTGGATTTTATCCATTTCACTAACTCCTTTTTACTATGGTTATCTGCCATCATCAGAGCGAGTAGATAAAGTCTCGCTGACCCTTACGAGAGGGTTTCGGCTAGTTCTGCCTTACACCTCCTATATGCATGTGAATCCCTCTCCTGACTTCATATTCTCTCGCCATGACTTCTGTCATCAAATCGGCTTCTGCATCCAATAATTCCCATGCTGTTAATGGGCAATCATTCTCAACAAGTGCAAAGATTGCATTCCTTAGTTCATCCCTTGATGGATATGTCCCAACCAATTCTTCAACCTGATTGAAGTGGTTGGTCATTTGGTCATCAAAAAGCGGCTGTAATGCGTATGGACTGCTATGCTGTAACCATCTTATGTTTGCTTCTGTAAAACTCATTTCACTAACTCCTTTTCTTAATTCGATATGTATACAATACATGACTACTTTACAGTTGTCAATACCCTATATCATGTATTTTG